CCGCCATAGGAATTGACGTCGAACAGGATTCCCTTGACCTCTTCGTCGCCCATCGCTGCGCCGAAGCGAGAAGCGATGTAGTCGTAGCCGGTCGCCCATCGGTCGCACCACGGATCGCGATGCAATAGCGCACCGTACACCGGGATCAAGGCGATGCCGCCTGCGAACACGAAAGGCTTGCCGGACGCAGAATCGTCTGTCCCATAGAGCGTCGCGCAGTACCGTTCGGCCGCTTGCGTCGCCTCCAGGGAGCGCAGCGGCGAAGACGCAAGCGCGATCAACTCGTCGACATGAGTTGCCGACAGCAACGACGGGGAGCGGGAGAACCGCTGGACGTGAGCAAGGTTAGTCGTCGAATCCATCGTTCTTCTTCCCGTTGTTATTGTCCGAGTTGGCTTTGTTCTCCGCCGCCGATTCGGCAGCAGCTTCGGCGATGGCCGCGCCGCGATTGACGGAAAGATCGAACGTAAGTCCATTCTCCTCCATCATCCTGCGCTCGCGCTTCCACTGTGCGAATACGTCACGGAAGTCCTTTCCAAGCAAAGCGCACTCGGCCTCGTAAGTCGAAAGACCCGCCGCGATACGCATGCACGCTGCGGTGGTCTCCTTCAACTCGTCGACCTGGCCTCGGGTCGCGCCGATCCACGATGCACGGCACAACGCTTCCTTGTTCATGCCCTGATAGAACCAATCGCGGTTCGCTCGGGTCATGTGACGCGTTGTTTCCAGGTGGCCCTCGGTGATCGCTTCTTCCAGCCAGCACTGATACAGGGCGTTGGCTGTGCCATCCGCGATCACACGCTTCTTCGATTGCACCGCGCGCGCTGTCTTGTTCGTCGCTGCACGCAAGGACGAGTAGTTAGTCTTGGAGTAATCGTGCGTGTACTCTTCGTACGAAATGCCGAGAGTCGCAGCGATGTAACGATTGAGGGATTCTTCCAAACGGTCGCCGACGCCACCGGGCGAACCCGCCGGGGTCAGCTTGAGCTTCGTACCGGGGAAGAGATACGGAATTTTCGTCCCGTCGATCTCGATGTTCTTCGACCCGCGCGAATACTCGGCAATCGCGTTGAGCATCGACATCGATGCGTTTGTACGTTGATCGGTGGCACCGATCATCTCGAAAGCCATCTCCGGCGGAAGTTCGGACTCGATGGCCGCAGCGAAACTCGCTTGCACGATGGCATTCGCGAGCGACACTTCATGGAACCGCTTTCCCATCCGCGTCTCCTTCAACGCGGCGGCAAGCTCGGCAACACCACGAGATTGCTCGGGGCGAGTCATCTCCATGAGGTGCAGGGTTTGCAGTCGACCCCACGGTTTGCGTATCGGCCAGAAGTCCCAGGTGTAGGTGTCTTCCAAGCGCGAGTTGTCATTCGCGAACGCACGGCGGAGCCAGAGACCGATAGGAGCGCCATCGGCATCCAGCTTGACGCCACGACGAAGGAATTTGGTGTCTTGCAGATCGTTGGGGTTGCACACCCGGTTTGAGTCGATCAGTTGCATCGCAGTCCGGAACGGACGACGCCCTTTCATCCAGTTCATCGTTGCGACGGTTTCGCCGCCTGCAAAGAAACAACCGATGGCGAGGCGAACCATTCCGGTCAACGTGTTCTTGCGCTCCACGTCGATCCAGTGCGCGTCCGATTCGGCGTACAGCGTGAAGGACTCCTCGACTTCCGTCTGGAACTCTTCAGCCCACATCTCGTCCAGCTTGAGGTAGCCGTACGCAGGGTTCGCGTTCAGTCGGTATTGCGCACCGACGATGGAATCCTTCTGCGTATTCGATGCGCCGATGGTCGGACCGTTGTTGCGCATGAGGTCGAGGGACCGACCATCGAGCAAGGTCTTGTCCTTGCCGAGAAGTTGATCGGCGGAGTTGATTCGCGGGGACCACGAACCGAGTTCGCGCCCCAATCGATCCGCGCCCTCGAACGCACCGAGCCCAAGTCCGGCGCTCTTCGTCGGAACCATTGCCCCATTTACGGAGACGCCGGGGTCGTCGCCCCGGCGCGCGGTCTGTTCGTCGAAACCGTCATCGAATGCCGTCACAGGAATACTCCGGCCGGAGGCGCGACGAATCCGCAAAGCGGGCCGAGCCCGAGTTGCGTGCGCAGCCAGTTGATGTATCCGAGCAGTTGCGCTCGGTTGCTCGATGAGTAGACGATCCTCTCGCCGTTTTGATCGTGGAACTCGCGCACCGAACCGCCGACCATGACGTTGTGATACGCCTGCGTCGCGGCGTCAAGATTCGCCTGGTACTGCGTGCGTTCTTGGTCGGTGAGCGTCGGGCAGCAGGGCATGATCGTCAGGCCAGAGAGGCGGCGAGGGCAGCGAAATCTTGCGTCACCCCCTTCCTCTTGTCAACTGACCCGTTTTGTGCTTCGTTTTTAAGCACGACCAAAGGGTTCTCCGCCCACGGCGCGAGCCACAATGGCGGCTTCTCCCAATCGACCTGATCGACTCGCTGCCACACGCATGCGCCAATGAAATACGCGAGCAAGTCCCACGATTCGTTCCGGCGGCCGGCTTTGTTTTCCCACCCTTTCGCGCTTTTGGTCTCGACCGTCAACTCCTCGAAGAACGAGAGCGGCAGCCAATCCGGGAAGTCGATCTTGCCACCGCCTTCGTGCTCGCGGTCGAGCATGTTGTTGAGCGTGTCCTTCAGCGAGTTCGCGTTGAAGAACAATACCGGAATCTCGCCTCGCGCCTGGGCCAGACGATCTTTTCTCTTGGTGTCGGGGTAAGAAACCGCAGCACGAGGAGAGCCGGGATGATTCTCGCCTTTCAACGGCATGAATCGACCATGCTTGTTCTCTCTCTTCAACTTGCGATAGAAGTCGTAGACCATTGAGGTCACACCCTCTTTACCGCCGGAGTCGCAGAAAGTCATGCGGATCGACATCTCGCCCGAGCCATCGTATAGCGGGTATTTCTTTTCCATCACTTCGCTGATGAGCAAATCCCAATCTTCGATGTAGGAAGCCGGCTTCACCCACAACCTCTCTCCATCGTCGTCGGTGCGGTTGGACTTGATGACCGGAAACCTATCTATCACCACAACGTCGTATCCGACCGTGGCAGGGCGGATACCCATCACCTGCACCTCCCATCGGTTTTTCTGGACGTCGATCATCGCGAACAAAGCTCGCACGTTTGCCGGCACTAGCTGCTTCGGCAAACTGATCGCCTGATCCATCAAGTCTTCCGCGAGACGATTGGTCTCATTCCCGCGAGGAGTGTAGGGATCACCTTGATCGGTGTTGGTGGTGGTCTTGAGATCATCCTGCGATCCGGTGTCAGCGTAGGACCGCTCCGCGTTGAGCATCTTGACCACGAGTTCTTTCCACGACACGTAACGAGCAGCGGTGCCGCGCAGCCAGTAAGACGCGGTGTCGGATACAGTCGGGTTGCCACGCCTCTCACCATCAGACGTGATCTTCTCTCCGTCCGTCAGCCATACGCCACGGGCGTTCATTCCGTTCTTTTCGGTAGGCGCGATTCTGCATCCGCTTTTCGGGCACTCCATGTAGACCGTATCGCCGGCCTTCTTCGGGGATAGAGCCACCTTCTCGCCGTTCACGATGGTATGAGTGTCGTACTTCAGAAGGCCGAAGTAGCCTTCAAAATACTCGCCGCAATGCGGGCACGGCCAATACCAACGACGACGATCACCCTGGTTGTATAGACCAAGAATGCCTTTGCATGGCGGCGCTTCGTGTGGAGTCGATGCTTTCCACTTCGGGTCTTCCACGTCTCTTGACGGCGAGCATTCGGCAACCGTCATACCCATGCTGCCGAAAGTCGTGTTGCGTTTCTGCGCAAGCAAGAACGCCGACCCTTCACCATCGACGTCATCGTCGATGCGGTCGTACTCGGTAATCAGACACACCGGAACCGGCTTGGACGCAAGCTCATTGCCCGAAGGCCACGAGACCGTCAACATCATGCCGGACTTGAACGTCTTGTCGTGTGTGTTGTCCGAATGCTGGCCTGGCAGCATTTCGGCCTTGAGTTCCTTGGAGTACTTCAAGAGACGGTCGATACGACGCTTGGAGAAGTCGCGCGCTGCCGATTGGCTCGGGCCAAACACGATCAGGTCCATCGGATTGCACTTGATGATGTAGCCGGCGGAATTCAGCAGAAGGCCTTGCGTCTTTCCGCTTTGCGAGTTGCCGACGAACACCACCGCACGATGCTCACGACTCATCGTCATATTTTGCGGTTCGACCATGTACGGGGTCTCTTCGTTTTTGTAGAGACCCGAATACCTAGGCGGCGCATGGATGTGGACGTACTTTGCCGCCGCTTCCGCTACGGTCAGTCTCTCCGGTGGCCGGAAAATACTCGCGGCGTCAAGAACGATCTCGCCAAGGTGTGCAGGCGCTTTAGTCATCGAACCCATCGCTTTCGGCGACGTCCTCGACCGATTCCACGGTCAGGGTCGTAGCATGGCCGATAGGAGCGCCATGTTCATTCTCTGCCGGTTTGTAGTCCTTGAACGCCTCGACCAAGTTGTTGTGCAAAGCCGTCAGCAAGGAGTCGCTCATCGTGTCGAGAAGAGCCCTGGTAGACGCAGAAAGCTCTTCCTGCTGTTCGACTTCCTCCTTGAACATCAAGATCGCCATCCTGCACGGCTTGAACGCTTCTCCAAGAATCTGCACGACGCGTTCGGTATCCCACAGGTTGCCTAGCTTTTCCTCCACGTCAAGGCGAGACTTCTGCGCTTTCCAGAAAGCGTCTTGCAGCATCGGTGGAATCTTGGCCGGTGTGATGGTCTTGAGTATTTCTTCGATGTCCACTTGCGGATCGCACAACAGCGGCGCGACATCGCGGAGATGGTAACGAGCGGCGTCCTTGTCGGTCGCACCCTTGACCTTGGCGGGCGCTACACGACCGATGAGCTTCGACGAGACCGTCTTCTGCGACAGACCGAACATCGTCCCCAACTGCGCTATCGTCGCGCCGATATGGATGATGCGTGCGTCTTCTTCAGGCTTGGTTGACATACATCTCGACTCGCTTCTTGAGGATATTCAACAGGGCTTCTTGCATGTCGTTCTTGCCTTTTAGCGCCGCCATTACTTCTTCGTCTACAGTCCCTTCAGCGATCAAGTGGTGGATCATCACCGGCTTGGTTTGGCCGCTGCGATGAAGACGCTTATTCAACTGAAGATAGCCTTCAAGAGAGTGCGTCGGCCCATACCACACTACGTTGTTTCCGCCGAACTGTAAATTGAGCCCATGCGCCGCTGATTGCCGATGAACAAGAAGTAGGGGAATCTCACCTCGATTCCAAGCGTCTTCGGTCTCTTCCTTGTCGTCGAAAAGGCGCGCAAACGACATCTCCTTCATTATCCTGGCGACGTCCGAACGGAACTCATAGGAGACCAACAACGGCTGCCCTTGGTATTCGTCGACGAGATTGTGCAAGGCATCCATCTTGGCCCGGTGGAAGGCGTACTCGACTTTCTCCTTCGCCCCTTCGTTGCCTTCCGTGTTGTAGACGATGCCGTTCGCAAGTTGCATCAATTTCTGCATGATCGCAGCGCCATCGCGAGCAATCAGTTTCTTGTCCTCGGTGAGTTTGAGAATGTAAGTTCTCTCGAATTTCTTGTATTCCTTCATCGTCTCTTCGTCGAGAACGACCGAGATGTCGTTGTACAGACGGGGCGGCAAGTTGCCGTAGTCGTCTTCGCGAAGAGTAAACACTATGTCCGCGATCCGCTTCTCGATGACCGCGATGGCCCACCCCTTGACCTTGTAGCCATGACCGTCGTAGTTCGGTATGAACCACCGATCACGGAAAGCGGTGATCGTCCCACCGAGGCGCTGACCGCCGTCGAGAAGATATATCTGCGACCACAGGTTCTCGTAACTATTGGGGGCCGGCGTCCCCGTGAGTTCGACAAAATACTCGACCATGAAAGCTAGTTGTTTCAGTGCATGCCACCGATTCGTCGCACTGTCTTTGACCTTGCTGCTCTCGTCAACGACGATCCCATCGTACGGAATGCTAGGCGGAGACTTCCACCCCGCCCCTTGCACCATGATCTTGTCGCCGGGTTCGTACCGCATCGCGGTGTCTTTACGGGCTTTGTGGACCTTCAGTCCGTCGAACCGATACAACTCTTCGTCAGGAGTTTTCACCACGTCGCCCGTCTTCAGGGGCTTTCCATCGACCGAAAACCCGCCGTCAGTTTCTACGATCTGGCCCCCAAGGACAGTCGTGTAGCGGGGGACGTCACCGCCGAGTTCCTGCAACAACCAAGGCAGAAGCTCCATCGACATGATGTGCAGCGTTACCTTGCGCTGAAGAAGTTTCGCGCGCTGCTTCGGGTTCCCCTTGATAACGACATAGGAAATGTTCTTGAGGTGNGCCCACGCCGCGATCTCTTTGTGCCAGGTTTTCTTCGCGACTTGCGGGGGAGCGATCACAAGCGTACGTCCACAGTCCATCGACTCGGCCAGGTCCAGCAAGGTCGTCAACGTGGTCGACGTCTTGCCGAGGCCTGGGTCGACGAATAGAGCACACCGCTTCTTCTCCTTGATGAAGCGGATCGCCGCGCGCTGGTATTGCCTTAGCTCTTCTCGGGTTCGCATGCTGCTTCCGCGATCTCACACAAGTCGAGCAACATTTTCGGAGATACCGCAACCATCGACTGATTATCTATGGCTCGGTGTGCTTGGTCTTGTAGCTTCTTCAGGTCTTCTTTGGTCATGGACTCACCGGATTGTGTCGTCTCTTGCTGGCGGGAACGCCGTTGATCTCGTCGTCGATTATTTCTTTGCCGATGCGGAATTGACTCACGCTTGCGTAAACACGATAACCATGAGAAGCCATCTCTCGCGCGACTTCCATCTGCAACGGAGTGGACTCTTTACCTGGGCGCTTCACCTCCATGTAGAACGGACCGCACACCCAATGCGACGGGTTGCGATCAGGCCACCCCTTGTTGCCGGGAGAGACTGACTTAGGGAAAAACCCTCCTTGCGACTCCATGTAAGAACGCAAGTCTTTCTCAAGTTTGGACTCGGCACCCTTCGGCATACATCCTCATTTGTGATAGAAGCTGTCTTCGTAGCCTTCAGCACGGCAGGGCATGCCCTCGGCCCACTTCGGT